AGCGGCCATTCCATCTTTGCTGAAAGCATCTTTGATTTCATCAGCCACTTTTATAACGCCTTTCAAGTTGTCGTTATTCAGGAAACCTGTCAGCTTGTCCTTACCGGTCGTCGATATGGTCTGCTCATTACCGGCCTTATCTGTGAATTTATACCCCGTAACATTGCCATCCGCATCTTTTATGGGATCCCCTTTTTCTATAAGTTTCAAGAGGTCCCGGGCTTCATCTCTCAATCTCAACAAGGCTATACCGCCCTCCTCCACCGCTCCGGTAAAAAATTGCTTGAAAGCCTCCGAGGCCTCGAACGCCTGCGCCTTCAAATCCGATATTTGGGCATCGTACATGTCGGAAACCTTTGTATACTCCGGTGTCCCTTTGTCAAGTCCTTTCAGGGCATCCGCCTTTTCCGCTTCTTTCGCTCTTATCTTGTCCGGCAAGGTCTGCATCGCCATAAAAGCGTCGGCGGTGTTTATTTTCAGGTTCACCCCGTTTTCTTCGATACGCTTCTTTATGGCCTTCCACAATTCGAACAACTCCCCGTTTGTCCCGAAAAAGTCTCTGGCCTCCTCTTCTGTCTGGGAAAAAAGATTTTCTTCTTGCGAAAGGTTTAATGTACCCATCTTAGTAAAAAGATCATTTCGTAAAGCTTCCGCCGCTTCGTCCCATATCTGTATATCATTGAAAGCCAACTTAGAAGATAAATCCTTATCCCCCGTAGCATCGAACAACTTCTTGTAAATATCCCAGTTATCGATCGTTTTATCTATATCTTCCCTCACCTTCGCCATAGAATCGGTATCAAGCTCGAATGATAGCAATATCCTCAATCCCTCCGCTACAACATTCTCTTGCTGGTCTCCGCTGGCTTTTTTCGATATTTCTTTGATAAAATTCCTCAATACCTCTTTCGACTGGGAAAAATCGAACCCTTCGCCCAAATCCGAGAATAAAGGATTTCCCGACAACATCTGTTGGGCGGTGTTTTTACCGTATTTCTTGGAAAGCTTGTCATAATCGCTCGCAGCATCTTTCAGCAGTTCGATACGTTTTTTCCATTCCTCGGCCACAGGATCTTTCTTTTTTTCCGACTCTTTTTTCCCGAATGCGCTAATGTCCACACCGAGTTTTTTACCTAATTCCTCGATACGTGATACCGTTTCCTGTGCCGCGTCCAGCTGCCTCTTGACACCTTCATCACCACCGATCATGTCGCCCAACAATCCGCTCCGGCCGATCTTTTCCTTGCTTTTCTCATACTCTTCGGCAAGCATCTCAAGATAAGAGACGGGGTTAGACATATACGCATCGGTCAGCGACAGCTTCGTACCCTTCCCCATGATGTCGTTAGTCGTCTTCACCCATGCCTCGTCCAGTCGTTCGAGAGCGGCGATTTGAGCCTCGATGTTTTCATATACCGGGTCTTTCTTCGGGACATTCTTTCCCGTTAGGAAATCGAGCTGCTCCCGGTACATTTTTATCAGGTTCAGGCGTTTTTCATCATTCGTCAGGCTGCTGTTTTTATTTATATCTTCCCATTTCTTCTTTATCTCGTCAAGATAGTTACCATAGATGGTATACCCCGCTTGTGATTGGGCGGCCTTGTCCAGTTCCGCCCCCATCGACTTGAGTAGATTCTCATAAGATAATAATGGTCCAACCAAACGAGCATTTACAACAGCTTCATTATTCACTAACTCATCAAAAAAAGCATCATTCAATTCACTTTTAGTTGCTTTTTCTATAACTGATTTGTAATCTTCAAGGACAAGACGCCATGCGGTATCGGCGGTTTCCCCACTTCGCATAAGAGAGGTTATAGACATGGACATTTTCTTAGTCAAATCTTGTCCAATATCTTTTCCAAGCAATCGCTTAATACCAGAAACTATACTGTCTTCCACATCTTGAAACCGTTCAGTATAATCCTCTTCTATGGCCGATACCTTCTTTTCATACGCCTGCTGTCGGCTTTTGTTG